CGAACACATCGACCGCTCGCACTGGGTTATCCTCGGGCACATAATCATCGAGCGATGCGGGGAACAACGTGCTCTGCCCGTGATCCACCGCTTCGACAAAGCGCTTCATCTGATGCCCCGCAAGTCGCAGGGAATCTTATCGCGCGAATCACCGCAAACAGAGCGTTTTCACACGGCCTGGGTCACGTGCTGCCGTCCCGAATGCGTCAGCGGCACGGCCGGTGTACGCCCGATAGTGCCGCCTTGCGCCATATGTTGGCCGTCCTGGGCCACTTTCCGACATTCGGCTTGCAAATGCTGTTGCTAACGTTTGCATCGCTCCTCCGTCCATTCGCTAAGATAGGCAAGCCGTTTTGACGTATTAGCCGTCCGTCTGCTTTGAACCTTCAATTGGCCATCCCGACTCACGTCTAGGGTAACGACCCGAACAAAGGGGGCATACGTCTCAGATCCAACTTGCACAATTGGAGGGAGTGCCATGAGATCTAGTTACAAGCTCGGATTGGTATTGCTCGCAGGCGTCGCAATTGGAGCTATCGCGGTCCCTGGCCTCTATGCTCAAGGGGCTAAGCTGAAGGCTTACTCTGTCGCCGAGATCGAAGTCCTCGATGCTTCGGCGCAAGCCGTATACCTGCCTGCTACCCGGAAGGCGATTGAAGCAGCCCATGGTCACGCCTTGCGCACCGCGGCAGGAAGGGTAGTCCAGATCGAGGGTGGGCCAGCACCCAAGAATGTCGGGATCGTCGAATGGGATAGCTTGGATGAGGCTGTGGCATTCTATAAGTCGAAGGCCTGGACGGACCTTGCACCCGAGCGTGATAAGGCGATCAAGTCCGTACGGAGGTACGTCGTCGAAGTCGAAAAGTAACCGCGCCCATCTCAACGCGCCGCGTGGTGCCTGCGGTCGGCTGAGGGCGATTCGCTAGACCAAGTGGATCCGGAGCGCGCCGACGACGCCGACGACGGTCGTCACGACGACCAAGTCGATCGTCCACGGGTGCTCGCCGTCGCCCACCAGCTCGAAGTGCTCGGTTGTCGCGTATCTACGCTGTTCCCGCTACACCGATCGACCAAGCACCGGCACATGGTGGGGCACTATCAGGTCTTTCGTGTCGACAGAGACTACTACGAAACGCCGCAGGACTCATTCGAGGTTTCCCTGCGTGACATTGACGTGGTCGTACTGTCCGATTACGCCAAGGGATTTCTGATTCCTTCTTTATGTCAGGACGTTATTGAAGGTGCGAAGGCGCGCAATATTCCCGTAGTGGTCGATCCAAAAGGCACCGACTGGTCTAAGTACCGCGATGCTTCGGTGATCTGTCCCAATAAACGGGAGTATGACGCGTGGAACAAGGAGGATGAGCCGGATAACCTCATCTTAAAACGAGGTGAGCATGGACTCAGCATCATTGAATACAGTAGGGGGCAGTCCATCGACGATTGTACCCATATCCCTGCCCAAGCTCGTCACGTGTACGACGTCACCGGAGCCGGAGATGTCGTGGTGGCGCTGGTTGCGGCTGCTCTCGGCGTGGGATGCAATATCAGGGATGCCGCCCGACTCGCGACCTTCGCGGCGGGGTACGCGGTTGGGGAGGTCGGGACGACCGTCTGCCCGAAGGAAAAACTCATCGAGCTTGTGAGGTGAGCCGACTGTCGCGATGTACCCTGATGGCGTTGATGGGTAATGTAGCGCTCGCGACGACTCCTTCTCTCAAGCTGTCCTGGCAACCTGTCACCACGATGTCCGATGGGACCGCGATTCCGGCCGGACAAGCGGTGAGCTATAACGTGTACGGCGGACACACGCTGACAGGACCGTTTACTCTAGCGACTAATGTTAGTACGACGACCACCGTACGGTCCAATGTTGACCTCGGCGTCGACTGCTATGAGATTACGGCGGTAGTCAACGCGGTAGAAAGCGATCCGACTCCGGTTATCTGCCTCACCGTCACAGAGTCGGTATCCACCGTGCCCAGCAGTCCGTTAAATCTCGTTGTGACGCAAACTCAATAGAGGATCCTATGGGACGCCCCATCTATTCGCCGTCTTTTGAACCGTACACGACTACACAGAAGAACGATAAAAAACACGGAGAAAAGAAGTTACCGCCGAAGGCGAAACTTCCGCCAACAAAGCCGTCCAAGACTCCAAAATGAGAATTGGATTTGCAAACGGCGTGTTCGATGGACTCCACACCGGGCATCGATTCTTTCTCCAAAAAGCCTATGACCATTGTGACTGGCTTATCGTTGCGATCAACGACGATGACTCGGTGCGCGCCCGAAAGGGCCTTGGCCGACCAGCGTCGCCACTAGAGAGTCGTCTACGTACGCTACGGCTAGCCGGTGTAGCCGATGCAGTGCTGCCGTTCGATGGGGATCCGGTTCCACTGATCAAGGCGATTAAACCCACAGTACTTATTCGCGGGGAGGATCAATCAGACGAAGGCGCAGAGTGGGTATCAACACTGGTGCGTATTGCAAGGCTAGAAGGATTTAGTACCACGGAGATTTTGAATGCGTCCAACTGATATGCATCGCCTAGCACATCGCGGCTGTCACAACTGCGCGCCAAAAGGTTGGCGAGATGTGCCAGTTATGTCAGGAGACTATGACTTCGACGCCACTATCGAACATCGTAACAACAAGTCTCTGCCTGCGCGCCTCAATCTCTATCTGAAACGATCATCGAATGCCTACGGACCAATTACACAATATACCGGATACGATAACTATCACGGTGATGATTGATGCCGCCACTTCGACGGATACTCGTTGAATTACAGCCCGAGACGCGGTGGCTATTTGAAGGCGGTGTGCAGTACCGGATAAGAATCCAAGTCGACACCAGCGATAAACAGTATTGTCAGGATCAATACCTGACGACCGATGATTTCACCTCACGATTCGATTGGATGATCGATCACGCCAAACGAACTATCCGCTCGCTTATCGAGCGCGACACTCAACAGGAAACGCAACATGTCCAAGTCGAAAAATCCCGCGATGCCGCCGCCGTTCATGAAGAGGACTGATCGGTCGGAGAAGATGAAAGAAAAGATCACTCCAAAAAAGATGCATAAACGAGGTGGTTGATGACCAACGAGCAATTGGAGACGATTTACAAATCGTCCCTCGCGGTCAGCCACTTCGCAGGCCTGCGGGCGGTGTATGACGCAGGCTACGATGCATCCGCCAATATCGATCCAGGGGTATCCGATGGTGACCCGTCCGTCACGCAACCCCCGCCGGACGCCGACGTATCGATCAATACACCATGAGCGTGCCCGATTTCGTAGAGTGGATCTGGAACCCGTTGGGGAGCGATGACGATGCCGCAGGAACGAGTTTATGGAACGCCGGTTGGAGTGGAGAAGCCCTCGGGGGACAGAGGACGTCAGAAGAAGAGGGACCCGGATATTGCGAAGGTACGCGAAGCGTTGAGCAAATTTGCCGACACCCGCGCAGTGGAGAAAGTGGCTCCTAGGCCGCGAGGCTCGTCATCGACTATGCCGCGTAAGCAGCGGCCCCCGCCGATTTTGGACGCCGAGATCGAGAAGCAAAGTCGATAAGTAGGCGCGCGAAATGCCCTGGCAACCGAAAGACGCCACGCGTCACACCAAGAAGGCAAGCACCGAAAAGAAGAGACGGCAGTGGGCCCATGTCAGTAATAAGGCGTTGGCTTCTGGTGCGTCGGAAGAGAGTGCTATACGCCAAGCCGATGCAGTTGTAGCGAGAAACAAGAGGAAATAGTGATGGGTGCTCCGCTGGGGAACAAGAACCACAGCAAAGATAAATTGATTGAATCCGCGTTTCGGCGCGAGCTGACTCAGAACCCAGAGGATGCGCTCTATATCGCGAAAGCGTTGATTGGACGCGCCAAGAATGGGGATGTTGGTGCCGCTGTATTCATCAGGGATACCGTCGACGGTAAGCCGGTGAAGAAAATCGATGTCAGCACCGAGTTGGATAATGCTCTGACACTAATAGGTAGCGATGAACTCCGCGCAGCCGTCCGCGCTCGAATGGCCCCATTTTTCCGACAGTCTCTTTCAAGCCTGGAGGGAAGTGGAGAGCCAGGGCACGGGGGCGATACGAGAATTAATTAGAGCTGACCGGTACTACCTGCTGGTCAAGATTCTCAGGCGTCGCGATGCGCTGCACCCGTGGATCTATGCCCGCTGCCGTGAGGTCGAGGGCGCTCCGGACGGTTACATCGATATCTGGAGCCGCGAGCATTACAAGTCGACCATTATTACCGTGGCGGGCTCCATCCAAGAGGTGCTGAGAGATCCCGATATCACGATTGGTATCTTTTCGCACACCAAGCCGATCGCGAAGGCGTTCCTGGCGGCCATCAAGCGGGAATTTGAAAGCAACGCGGCGCTGAAACAGCTCTTTCCGGATATCTTTTACGAAGATCCGGAGCGACAGTCGCCGTCGTGGTCGCTCGATAATGGGATTATCGTCAAGCGACAAAGCAACCCCAACATGGCGACTATCGAGGCCCATGGGCTTGTCGACGGTCAACCGACCTCAAAGCATTTCAAGCTTCTTCTCTACGACGACGTGGTGACCGACACCAGCGTGTACACGCCTGAGCAAATCCAGAAGACGACAGAGGCGTGGTCCTTGAGCGACAACTTGGGCAGTATCGGCGGGCGTAAGTGGTACGTCGGCACGCGGTACTCATTCTCCGATACGTACGCTGAGATCATCAAACGCGGCGCCGCCACGCCTCGCGTACATCCTGCGACCGATGACGGGACGCCGGACGGTAAGCCAGTGCTGTTCACCCAGGAGCACTGGGAGGAAAAGAAGAAGAACCAGTTGGAGTCGACCCTGGCCTGTCAGATGCTCTGCAATCCGATGGCCGGACAGCAGCGCATGTTTAACGTCGACGATCTGCAAGTCTACGAGGTCCGGCCAATGACGCTCATGGTTTACCTATTGGTAGACCCGGCGCGGTCGGTCAAGCGAGACAGCGCTAACACAGCAATGGTGGTTCTTGGTGTGGACTCCGCTGCAAATAAGTATTTGCTCGATGGCTGCGATCACAAGATGGATCTTATGGACCGCTGGCGCTGGATGAGGGATCTATGGGCCAAGTGGTCCGACGCGGCCGGAGTAATGGGCGTCAGAGTTGGATACGAACGCTTCGGGGCAATTGCTGACCTTGATTATTTTAAAGAGCGTCAGCGTGTAGAGGGCGCGCGCTTCGAAATCACTGAGCTGGAGTGGCCTCGGGAAGGGGAGGGTTCGAAAAAGGACAGGGTACAGCGTTTGATCCCCGACGTGCGAGGCCACCGGTTCTATCTCCCGTATCCCACGGATGACCGGCGGCTGACGACGGTACAGCAGCGTATGGTTGCGCAGGGATATGAATATCGACTGGCGCGGCCAATACGACGCAAAGACGAGAACGGTAACGTTTACGACCTGACGGAACGATTCCGGCTACAGCTTTCGTACTTCCCGTTTGGTGGGCTGAAAGACTTGGTCGACGCCGCATCGAGGATTTACGATATAGATCCTGTTACGCCGCAGCACGTCGATCAGTCCTCCCTTGAGCCAGAATACACCTGATGCAACCGCTGACGGTTGATGAAATTACCCGCGCTATTGGCGAAGCAGAACGCAGCGGTAACTATTTTATTCTGTCCGTGATCAAGCGCATGGCGTGGGAGTTGAATCATCTACGTGACCAGAATGCGAGCAGTCGCTTCCTGCAAGATCTAACGCCAGAGTTCTGAGATGGCTCCGAAACTTCCGAATTCGTTGGGCCTTCCGGTCTCGACTCGGGACTTCTCGCTGTTTGAAATGGTGGCACGTGCATGGGGCAGCGAGTTTTTCGCGCCGGACCATCGAATCTATCAGTTCGGCGGTGTACGTTTTTTCGACAGCACAGATCTAGGGACCACCGGAATTTATGGGCGGGGCACGTTTGAGCTGTTACTGGATGACCCGGACGGAGACACGATCAACGATGAGACGGGCGCCTATATCTACGCGGATACAGGAACGGGAGTCTTCAACTTGGACATTCTCGTGACGCAGATCGACGGGGCGCCCATTACCACTGAGCTTGGTCAGGACATCGAGGTCACATAGTGTCGTCTTTTCCGGTTGCAATCTCCGGTCTACCCCAGGCCATTCTTCCACTGACGGGCGCCGAGTTGGTTCCGCTCGTTCAGGGTGGCATTACGAAGCGCGCGAGCGCGTCGACCGTGTTCGCTTATGCTCAGACTCCGGCCGAACTCGCGGCGGGCGTGACACCGACAAACGCATCGTATGCACCGGGCTGGGCGCCCCGTTTTGGTGTCGACGTTAGCGGTGGGACTGACTGTACGGCCGCATTCCAAAATGTGTTGAACGCAGCCGCAAAAGGTACCTTATTTTCCGCGCGTGGTGGCGCAACGGTGGTCATTCCATCCGGCGCAATCCTCTTTGTCGGAGGCAACATCACTGTCCCAGCAAACGTCACCGTCAGAGGGCCGCAATCGTTTGTCGGCACGATGACCAGCAACTCGATGTCCGCTCCATATCACACCATGGGAGGTCAGATTTCTGTTGCCTCGACTGCCACCATCACTATGAATGCCGGGTCGTGTTTGGACGGACTGCTAATCGCGCAACATGGTCTAACATTTCCACAGACTGACCCCTCTCAATATGCGGGGAGTGCCATTACCTACGCGGGTGATGACTGCACGGTGCGAAATTGCATGATTCTGGGATTTAATCAGGGCATTACCTCTAGCGGCTTCCAGAGGCCAAAGTGCTTTGATTGTCTTATGGATAACAATAATGGCATCTCCTTTACCGGCTCCGAAGACATCACACATGTCGAGCGCGTACACATGTGGAACTTCGGGACGTTCTATGCGGCAGTTCCAGGGGTCGACTTGCAACGCAGCGGTACCGGTGTCGCAATCACGGCTGACGGAAGTGGCGCGAAGGTGATTGATTGTTTCACCTTCGGCTATAACACCGGATTTTCCACCAGTGGAATAGGGGACGTGGCGAATACGTTTCTCAACTGTTGGGCAGATAATACGGCACTAGGATACGGCACCGGTTATGCGATCACAGGCGGCGCGACCGACACGAAACTTACCGCCTGTATGGCTTCAGGCTGCTCGCAGGGGTACCTCTTTTCGCTCGATGCTGGGCTAAAGGCCACTATGACCGACTGTAATGCATGGGGAAACGGGACCCATGGAATTCTGTGCGGTTCGGGCAATGCGGGCGATGTCATCATTCGAGGTGGGTACATCCGTAATAATCCTAACGGTATCACCTATTCGAATACCGGTGGAAATGGAATTCTGGACGTTGACGAGATGGCATTCGACTCCACTGACAGCGTTCCGTTTAACGTCACAGTGTCGACGACGAACATCTTTATTGGTCTAAATAATGACTTCGGAAGTTTTGCTGCGGGCTCTCCCGGGATTATCGGAACCGGTACCAACGTTACGGTAGCCACTCTTACGTCCAACGCAGGTACTGTAAACCTGCCGTACACAGGTCATACATTCAATATCAGCGGAACAACGGCCATCGGCGCAGTAAATGGAGGCTGGGCAGGTCGGGAAGTGACATTGATTTTCGGAGCCATACTCGCATTCGGAAGTTCCAGTGGCGCCTACAACGCGGTCCGACTGGCGAGCGGTTCAACGTTCACAACGGCCGCCGGATCAACACTCACCATCAGACATAATGGCGTGCAGTGGTATGAGTCAGGAAGGGCGGCATAGAGCGTACTCATGGCCAAAATAAGCGAATATCCGACGATTACGAGTTTAGTTGGTAACGAACTCGTTTTGATGGACGCCGGGTTACCGGGTAATCGCGCCACCGTTACCGCCACAACTAATACGCTAGCCGAAGCGATTGCATCAGGACTAGGCATCTTTTCTGGCACTCAAAGCGGCTCCGTGCCTGGATCCGGGGGCGGAATTGGACGAACGCTTCGATCGGATGCCACATGGCAACTAGCATTTGATCCGACTACGGGCACGTTTGGCTACTACGCGCAAACCACCGCTGAATCTGGCGCGGGCGTCACGCCGACCAACTTTAGCTATCCACCGAATAACGTGCTTCGCTATGGAGCCGACCCGACAGCCACACTGGACTCTACCGCTGCCATTATGCAGGGGGTCTCGATAGCCCATGTTCAAGGCGGTGGGCGAGTGTATTTGCCTGCCGGAAGGTATCTTGTCGGCAGCTCCACCCAGATCAACTATAGCTACAACAACATCTATTTGGTTGGTGACGGGAACGCTGCGACTGGGCTAATAAACGCAAGCGCGACTCAGCCAGCGATAAGCGTAGGCAACGGTTCGCCCTTGTTCCACGGTGGTGTGTCCGGGATGTACATCACGACCAAAAGTGGTGTGACGGCCCTCAATGGTAACTCCGGCATATTCTATAACAACCTATCGCAGTTCATCTTACGCGATGTTGTTGTCTCCAACGCCAATGCGGCTAATTACCGAGGAGTGTTCTTTGAGAATTGCGGCGAATTTTTCGTCTATAATCTTTTCGTCCAACAGAGCTTGAACGACGGCATAACGCTTGAGGGAACAACTGACGCGTTCATGCTGGCATGCAATAGTAACTCAAACGGCGGGGCTGGATATGTACTTAATGCGACGCAGGGCGGTGAGTATGTCGGCTGCTACGCCTTTGGCAATGCCGGGTCCGGTTGGGGACTAATTTCTGGAGACCCAACTTCCGCGCCGAACCTCAATAATGCCTTCTTCGACTGTGTGGCCGACACAAGCGGGAGCCATAATTGGCTAATTGACGACTCGTTCGACTCCTGGTGGGTCGGATGTTGGGGATCGACGCAACAGAGTAAGTCGGTCAATACTTTCGCTTGTGGATTCCAGACTGCTTCTCAATATTGTCGGAACTTGAGATTTGTAGGTTGCATTGCGCTTAATAATAACAGCCACGGGTTCCAGTGTTTTGACACCGGCAGTAGTGCACCTCAGAAAATAGAGTTCGTTGGCTGTCAGTACGGATCGATCTCGCCGAGCGCTAACGGTAACGGCCAAGCGGCCGGTGGCGGATACGGATTTGCTTCTAACGGAGGCGTGGACCATATCCGCATCGCAGGCGGAATCTTCGACGGCAACGCGACGGGAGCGATTCACAACACCGGAACCGGTACTGATGTCGTTGTTACCGGAAGACCTGTCGGCTATATCAACTCAAATTCCGGAACAGCTACGAGCGTCTCTGACGGTGGAACCATCTCTCATGGGCTCAACGACCAGACAAACGGTATTACCCCCAAAAGCGTATCGCTAATTGGGACTAATCCCAATAACATCATTTCGGTTAGCGCTCTTTCCAGCTCCACGATAACTGTAGCGATTAAGACGACCGCAGGGGCGGCAGGCTCAACACAGACAGTCTATTGGAGCGCTTCTGCGTAAACACAAATTAGGATCTCACTGTGAGCCTGGGTAACCTTCCCAAGGTATTAGAATTCGGCGACCCCGACGAAATCTCTGACATGGAGTTGGCCATGGAGATCGGTGCATTGCTACAAAAGCAATACCCAAACCATCCCTGGATCGTGGGATTCCAAGGCAGATCGCTCGTGATCCGACATCTCGGCATCGCTAGCGAAGTGGCGCGGGTAATTGGTCGGGAAGGATTCGCCTCGCTTCTTCCGAGGGAAAAACTTGGAACGCCAAAGGAGGTATCTCGCAGCGTGATGATGTTTGCCGGGGAGCTTTTAGAGGCATTCGGACTACCGCGAGGGCCGTGGGACGGTACGCCGCCTGTGGTGCCGAAGTGGCACCGCAATAAGGAACGCGACTTTACGTGACTGTATCACAGCCCTGGCGACCGCAGCCTCCTTCAATCTCTGATCCGGAGCGCGGCGAATCCACGCCGTGGGAACCGGGTGAGGAAGGAGAAGATTCGGGCATGGAGGTCGGGGACGCTCCTAGTGAAGAGACCCGACGAGATCAGCAGCCCAACTGGCTCAACAGGGCGAAGGATGCCTATCGGTTCTCCACAAGCTACGTCGACAGTAACTATCGACGGTTCTGGGAGGACAGCATCAGGGCGTTCAATAACCAACACCCTAGCGACAGCAAATATAACTCAGATCTGTTCAAGAAGCGCTCGAATCTATTCCGACCGAAAACGCGGGCGATAATCCGAAAGAACGAGGCGGCGGCTGCGGCGGCATACTTCTCGAATCAAGAATTGCTATCTATCTCTCCGATGAACGAGGGAGTGAAGGAGGAGCGGATATCAGCCGATGTCATGGAGCAGGTTTTACGCTATCGGCTCACGAAATCGATTCCATGGTTCCTCGTCATGATGGGCGCAATTCAGGACGCCCAGGTGCAGGGGGCAGCTATTGCCCACGTCTACTGGCGCTTTCACGAGCGTTATAACGACGACGGGAACGTGACCAGTCGTGAGGACACGCCGGTCGCCGACCTCGTGCCGATCGAGAATCTCCGAATTGATCCTAGCGCTCACTGGCTGGACCCGATCAATACGTCTCCGTACCTCATTCATCTGATTCCGATGTATTGGACCGATGTGCGGGATAGGATGCGCTTCCCTGATCCAAAGGGGCGTCGGTGGAAGGAGCATCCAGCTTCAGCGGCTTTTGCGCATACGGATAGCGCTGACAACTCCACTCGACAGGCGCGCGTCGGGTATCTACAGGATCCTACGCAGCAAAAGCGCGACGTGAGTGATTATGACATTGTGTGGATACATCGGCATATTCACCGATGGAACGGCGAAGACTGGGAGTTCTACACCCTGGCGAGCGAGAAGCTTCTAACGAAACCGGAGCGCTTGTCGGAGACCGTGTGGCATGGAGTGCGTCCCTACGTGATGGGTCGGGCATTAGTCGAAACCCACAAACCCATACCGAACAGTCTGCCAACTCTCCTCAAGGGTCTGCAAGAGGAGGCGAACGACGTCCAAAACCAGAGAAGTGATAACGTCAAGTTTGTGTTGAACAAGGCGTATCTGGTCAAGCGAGGCAAGAACGTCGACCTCGCGTCTCTCGTTCGTAATGTCCCTGGCCGGATCACGCTGGTAGACGATCCGGAGACGGATGTTCAGGAGATGAACTGGCCCGATGTTACGCAGTCAGCCTATCTTGAGCAGGATCGCATAGACGGAGACTTCAACGATATTGCGGGCAACTTCTCGCCATTGCAGGTCAACACGGCGCGTACACCTCGTGAATCCAGCAACACGATGAAGATGTTACAGGCTCCGTCCAACATGCTGACGGAGTATATGCTCAAGACGTTCACAGAAACCTTCGTACAGCCGGTACTCCGTCAGATCATGCTACTAGAGCAGCACTACGAGACGGATGTAGTCGTGCTGGCACTCGCAGGACAGAAAGCGAAGGTCTCGCAGAGGTATGGCGTCAATCAGGTGACGGACGCGCTACTGGATCGCGAATTGACACTGAGTGTGCACGTCGGAATGGGCGCGACTGATCCTGTGCAGAAGCTGCAGCGTTTTGTGTATGCGGTTATGAACTTCGCGCAGATTGCGCGTATCCAACCGCCCGGAATGGATTTGAAAGAAATTGCCAAGGAAATGTTTGGGCTCACCGGATATCAGGACGGATCGAGATTTATGATTGAGGGTGTTGATCCGGAAGTCGCGCGGCTGATGCAGGAAAACATGCAGCTCAAGAAAGCCATGCAGCAGGTCGGTGTGAAGCTTCAGAACAAAGAAGGCGCGAATATTGTTAAGTTGGAGACGTCGCGGGAAGCTAACGAAACTAGGCTTCAAATGACGCGCGAAACCAATGCCACCAAGATCGCCACCGAGCGTATGCGGCATGGTCAGAAGTCGCGTGAAGTCCTAGCTCAACACATTATGAATTTGGATCAAACGCGGATGGAAAAGGAACTCATGCGTCAACGCCCCACGGGTCAGCAGGGTGCTTGACCCGGCCGATCCGCGCGTCGAGTGGGCATCTTTCGGGCGCATGGTTGAAGACTTTTTGCAGGGGCCCATCGGCGACTTCTTGGTCAAGAAGGCGCAGGAACAGAGCGCGGACGCGATGGACAAGTTGAAAGTCGCCGCGCCGGAGGATCCCAATGCGATCCGCACACTCCAGAACCAGATACAGGTAGCTGAGTCGATCATTCGGTGGCTCGGCGAAGCGATACACGAAGGCCAAATGGCCTTGGAGCATTTGAAGGAAGAAAGCGATGGCTGATGAAAAACAGATGACCGCTGAGGAAGTCGAGCAGGCGAATCTCAAGCGAGCGCGCGAAGTGAACGAGGAGCGCAATAAGTCGCGGACGAGTCGACTGTCCGAGATCGCGGACAATAACGAGAAGATGCGTGAGGCGGAGATGGTCGATACACCTGAAGGTGACCTACGGATGAAGGAGGAGCCCACGGAGGAGGAAAAGGAGGCAACGGCTGAGAAGGAGAGCGCCGATGCCGAACGGGCGCTGGCGGAACTCCAGGCGAAGCAACTACAGGAGGAAGGAGTTGAGCCGTCTGAAGAGACCGCCGAAGTCGAAGCAAAGGGTCAGGGCGAAGACAGCGACACCAAGGGCACCTCGAACGACGTCAAAGTAGTCAACGGAGAGACGTATTATCTCACCGTTGTTAATGGCAACGAGAAGTGGTTGACGTTAACTCAACTCAGAGCGGTTGCACAGAAGGTCGAAAGTGCGGACCAATACTTGGCAGCCGCCGCAGAGTCTGTTAGAAACGCAGCACGGCTGGATCTATCCTCCACCAAACAGAAGGACGAGCCCAGCAAGGTCGATGACGTCGATCTGGAGAAAACCCTCCGCTCCGTAGCAATGGGGGATGAAGAGGCGATAAAGACACTCGCATCTGCGATCAAAGGCCTTCAACAGGCCAAGGCAAAACTATCCGAGGTGACTCCGGACGTTTTGCAGCAGATCGATGAGCGTTGGTCGTTTCGGCGTGCGGCTGAATGGTTTGAGGAGCAGTACCAAGACATTCTGTCCGACCCGCATCTGAAGAAGCTGGTGTACGACCGAGACGCGGAACTGTTCAAACAGTCTCCGGACATGCCGTACAGACAGCGTATGAAGACCGCCGGAGACGAAATCCGGGGCTGGATTCAGAAGCGGACCGGAACAGGGCCTGTCAAGGCGACTGCGTCGGAAACCAAAGCCGAGAAGAAGAAAACGCTCGTCAACGTCCCAGCCGCTGCCGCGAGGCAAGAGCCGTTGCGTGACGAGGAGGCCGAAGAGTCCGTCGAGGACGTCATCCAGAAGATGGCGAGGGCTCGGGGACAGGGTCGGGCAATGGTGCACCGGCCGACGCATCGCTTTTGAGTCACGCCTAGTCGGGAGACCCACGCGTGACTCGATGAGGAGTCACGTAAATGGCAGGTCAGGTTTGGGCAGTTAACTCACTCGGCGGATATTTCTATAGCCGTCAGCTTTCCAACGTGTTGCGCATGAATGTGCAGCCGTTGACAAAGTTTAGGCAATTCGCCGATGTGCACGATGTTAGTCAGCAGGGTAAAAAGAAGGGTGACACCTTCACCTGGGACGTCGTGTCGGATGTGGCTACGGCTGGTTCGGTTCTCGTCGAGACCAATACCATGCCGGAAACCAACTTCATCATCACGCAAGGGACCTTGACGATCACTGAGGCCGGAAACTCGGTGCCGTACTCGGGAAAACTCGACAATTTATCGAAATTTCCCGTTGAAGAGATCATAAAAAAGGCGTTGAAAAATGACACGGTCAAGGCGATCGATCGTCTTGCCTGGGCTCAGTTCAACCAGACTCTGTTGCGAGTCATCCCAACGGGGGGTACTTCCGCAACGGCGATCACGCTGTATACCAATGGAACGGTAACGGGAACCAACTCCGTGGCTTACAACAATAGCCACGCGAAGGCGATCACCGACGTCATGAAGGAGCGCAACATTCCGGCCTATATTGCGGACGATTACTATGCGCTCGCTTGGCCGACCACGCTGCGGACCTTCAAGAACTCTCTGGAGTCTATCC